TCTGGCCCTTTAGCAAACTCTTTAGGAGCCCCAGCAATATTAATACGCTGTTGCTGCTCTTGTTGTTGTGCTACTTCTGTTGGATCAATAGCCATACAGGTTACTCTTCTGTGTTTAGATTAACATCTTTTTCATTGGGCTCTGCTTCCATAGGCATAACTTCTCGTCTACGGTACAAACTTTTAACTAAATCCATAACATTATTCTGCGATTGATTTTCCGCTTTGTCTGATGATTGCATCGAACGCTCCACGATCTACTCCTTCAAATTCATACCAAGGTTTGTTACCGCCCTCAAAAGACGCTACGCCTGGAAAGTTACTTGGAAGAACTCCAGATTTTTTACTGAATACTTCTTTAAACATATCATCAAGTTGCTTTTTTGTAAATTGATATGGTTCACCTTGACTTGTTCTATATACATATCTATTGCCGCCGCCTGGTGTTTTTTCATATTCAACACCAGAAAATTTTACGTGAAATCTTCCTTCTTTTACAGGTGTTAGTTCCGTTGGTTTAATATTTGATTGTTTTAGTCTAGATCCAGATCCAACAACGGCACTTAAAGTTGGATGTGAAACAACTTGCCCAGAAGATAAAACCCAACTTTCCCAATGATACCGGCCTACAGATCCCACATCACCCCTACCAGCCTTAGTATACATATCTTTAACTTTAGAATTTAATGATCTTTCTAGTGCTTCATATTGTGCTAAACCTTGAGCCCCTTCAAATTGCGTATAAACATCGTCATATATTTTATCGCCACCTGCCCACATTCTGTTTATTTGTATACGATCTAAAACAACAACATCATTTCTACCTGATACTAGCAACGCAAACGATAATATTTTATTTGCAATACCAGTATCTTCAGCCAATCCATAGTATGCTCTACGAATTTCTGCGCTAGACATATTTGGATCAGCAATCATTTGATGTAATTTTGTTAACGCCGACACCCCTTCATCATCTACTGTAGCCATTTTTTTCAAAAATACTTTACCAAAATCATTTGCGTTAGATGTTGCAGATCTTCCAGGCGTACCTTCTGGTATTGTAGATTTTACCATTTGCAACCAAGCTTCCGTATCTACTTCAGACCACTCTCCTCTAGCAGCTTTTTGTATAAATGGACTTGCCGCTTCTGCTAGTTCTAAATAACCACCTTCGTGTGGAAATGCTGATAACCTTCTTGATAAGATAGACCAAAGCATTAATTGCCCAGTAAGCTCAGTGTCAGCGCCAGCACTGTAAGCTTGTTTAAAATCTTCTTGTATAGATAAACCTTCATCTGCTGCTTTAACTTGATCACTTGTTAAACCTTTAAACCAGTTAGCCCACTTATCTGTGTCATTTGCATGTTCAATCATCCAAGATGGCGGCGCTGGTACTTCAGACGCATTTTGCACTCGCGACATCATAAGAGCATAATTTTCTGGACTAGATAATGGGTCTGCAAATTCTTCTGATAAAGTTGTTAAAGATTGAGATGAAACCGCAAAATTTCCAGGTGTCATTTTTTTAGGAATAAAAGATTGTTTACCAGTTCCTGTAATTGGTGCGTTTTCTACAGTTACACGATATTGTGGCTGCAACTGTGAAACCATTGGCGTGTCGCTAGGTGGTCCAATTTTTATGTTGGGTTGCGCTAATCTGCCAGCCGCCGCTAAACCTCGATCAACCATTGGCCCAACAGGATTACTAAAAACAGTTGAGCCTTCTTGCGCTATACGCTGCTCTGCATCAGCACCCATGCGAACTATTGATGGCGATAGTATATTTATTCCACGCTTTAAAAGTTTGCCAAACGCAAAGCCAACACCAGTAGCCTCAGCAGCCCCAGCAAGCATCAATGCAGCACCTATAGCCCTTTTACCTATATCACCGCCTTGCCCCCTATCACGGCCTTGCGAAAACATTCTGGCGCCCTCTTGCATATCCATAATACCAGCAGTTGCAAAATCACCAATACCAACACCTAATGGATTGCCTGTACCAAAAAACATATTGCTATAGAAGCCGGCATTGTTTTTAAACTCAGGCATGCGAGCATCTATTTCTTGCTGTATTTGTTCTTCTGTCATGTTCGGATTTACTTCAAGCAATTCATCACGCAAACCAGCTACAGCTAGATCTACAACAAAACTTTCTACAGCAACAACACCCTCCTCACGTAACGAAGGATCGTATGAACCTATCATAGGTTCGCCATTAGCTATTGCCGTAGCAAGCTCTTCTGATGTCATAGGTTGCACTGTAGAAGTTTCTTGCGCCGGTTTCATTAAATTCATACCAGCTTCTATTTGTTCGCCGGTGTAACCTGCTGCCTCTAGATCTGCTACGTCAAATTTTCCAACATCGTTTTCTAATCTTTTTGCATATGTTGCAACTTCTTGGGCTGCTAAATTTAAAGGTAATTGATCAGTGTTGTTGCTTGGCATAGCCGGTTGCATCGGCGCTTCCAACATAACTTCTACCGGTTCTTCACCAATTTTAAAATAACCACCTTTATCCATAGGTGTAAGTATTTCGTTTGTTTTTGTTTCTGGATTAAAAATACTTTTTTTGTTTTTTATAATAGCTGGATCTAAACCTGCGAACGAAAGCGTTTCTGCTTCAAGATATTTTTCCATTTCTAGATCTGTATCATTGCTTAATAAATCAGCCATTAGAACAATCCTTGATTAGAATACTTACCGCGCAATCTTGCTTTAGAAGCTGCAAAAACGGTTCTACGTTGATCCTGTACTGCTTCTGGCAAACCATTAAAATATACATCCATAGATGTTAAGGGATCACTAGGATTAATAGTTAAACCAGGAAGATTTATTTGTATTGAAGCAATGTCAGCTTCGTATTCTATTTGTAATTCTGCACGATAAGATTCGCCAAACAACTCTATTTGTTTAAGAGCAAACTCTTGTATTTCCGTTCTTGTCATAGGATTGCCAGCAGCTTGACGGCGCATATGCTCATTTTGTAACTCAAAGTCAGCAGCCTCAAATGCAGTCTTAGATGCTTGAGCTAATCTATCGTTACCGTCAGCTGCTTGTTGCTCGTTGTATCTAAAAGATCTTTTTAAAAGCTTAGAGCCCTCGTTCAAAGCCTCGTCTGACTCGTTAGAAATTTTCATATACAAAGCTCTGTGTTGCTCGCCAGTTATTCTAAATGTATCTGTGTTAAGCTCATTAACTGTAAGCTCTCCACGCTCTGCTAAGGCATAAAGTTCGCTGTAACGTGCTGGGCTACCTTCACCAACCGGCGCAAACTTAAAATCTGTAGATCTATCAATCTCTTGATTCATGCGTTCTTGTTGCGTTGGGTTTGCCCACATCTGTGCATTTAAATAATCACGTAAAATTGTTTTTGCTCGCACTCCAGGTATTGTTTCTGCTTTGTCAGAACCTGTAAGATTATCATAAGCTTGTGGGGTCATTAATTGTTGCATGGTTGTTGCAGTAACCTCATCTGCATCTTGAACAGATATAACAAAATTATATGCTTTAGTGTGCATAGCGTTAATGTTATCTTCTTGATCTTTTTTTAATTTTTCTTCTGCATCATAAAATTTTAATGACAGAGCTAAATTGTCTTGAATTAGTTTTGTAGCGACATTTCGATCAATGTTGTACAATACATGCAGCGCGTAGGGATCATTAATACCAGTTCGCGCCATTGCTTCTTCTTCAGTTATAGTGCCAGCCTTAACTTCATCTTGCAAATCAAGCATCTTAAAAAGCTGCGAAGCTGTATTAGGATCAAAACCGTATGTGTTTGTTATGTAACCAGATGCAATATCAGCACGTAAATTTTGGTTTGCTTCAGAAACTTTTTCAGGATTATATCTATTACCTTTGACACCTTTGTCTTGATCGTTAGCTAAGATACCAAGTTTAGAGTTATAATTTTCTACAGTCGCACCTGGCCCTTGTATCAATTCAGTCTTAAGTCTTTGCATACGAGCAGCCATTGCTGCCTGTTCAGATTTTAAAATTTTATCGTCAACTATTGCGCGTAATCTAAATCGTGCTGTTATTTCGTTTTGTTCAAATGCGTAATTTAATTTTCTACGCATAGTCTTACTGTCTACAGAATTTATAGTTTTATCACGCAACTCTGTCATAAAATCGTTCCATTTATTCTTGCCATCAAGAACATTATAAATATCTGTAGAATTAGAAAGCGCGTACTCTGCTTCAGTCATACCTTCTTCTATAGCTAAAGCTGCTTGGTTGTATTGTGCTTCTTGACCAGCCTGATAGCGCACGGTTGCAAATTGTGCTGCACCATTAAGTAATGCTGTCAAAGGTTTTGCTTTTTGTAGCTCTGCCTCTGCTAAAAGAGAACCATTCATTCTAACAATATTTCTACGCTCAGTGCCTGGTTTTGTTTGCTCAGGTACAGCCTTACTTGTAAAAATAGGTATTCTCATGTTCTTCTAAATGCCCCAGGATTTTCATAAACTGTTGAAGCAGTGTTTGCTAAACTTGTTAATAAAGATGAAGTGCCTTGCGCTCTTAGACCAGCTGCTTGCGCTCCACCTTCCATGCGTGAAAGGTCTGCTGCCATTTGCAATCCTTCTTGTTCATCGTCAATTTGCATGTTTACAACAGAGTTATCAAACTCTTTTAATTTTTGTTCGTAATCAAATTCTTTTGCATTTTGTCTCATAATTGCCATAGGAGTTCCTTGGCTCATGTCTACACCAGCATATCCAAAACTAGCTTTTGCTGTTCCTTGTATGTCTCTTTCGAATTGTAACGCCGCTCTGTTTTGCGAAACTAAAAAATTTGCATTATAAATATTTTGCGATTTTTCTAATAATTCTATATCGCGTTCAATTATTTTTGCATTAAAATCTCCGGCCTCTTGTGCTTTAGCAGCGGCTCTATCAGCAGCTTTTTTTGATGAAACAGCAGAAGCAACTTGTAAACCTGTTGATATTAACATTAATGGATTACACATTATTTAACTCACTTATCAAATGTATTCATGCGCGGATAGAACGCAAGAACAGTTAATGGCAACGGCTGCGATTGTTTTACAAATATACGATCATCATCATCAAATCCACCAGGGAACTCTATTTCTTTATCACCAGTAAACATAGGAACAGCAGTGTCCATATCCATAGAGCTATCTCTAAAAAATATTCTATCTACTTCACCACTATCGTTACCTACTTCTGCACCTACTGTTTCAAAAAATCTAAGTGTTATACCATGCACACGTTTAGGTTTACCTTGGCTAGTACCGTCTACAGAGCCAGATTCAATCCTTAATGTTTGCATACTACTATCATAACCATAACCAACAGCTGCTGTTGTTGATGAAAAATCTAAACTTATAGCGCCACCACTAACTGTTTTATTAGGATGCGATGCACCGTTACCTAACACTTGCAATGTTTCACCTTCTAAATGATATAACGCAGACAAACTATTTGCTGCACCGCCACTGTAAGACAATCCACTATCTACAAAAAATGCACCTGTTGTACTATTACCAAAATCAAATACTTTTAATTTTTCAACATATCTTTTTGTAACACTATTAATTGTTCGCTTAACAATCATATACAATTCATCTTCACCGGTGTCTGTGGGTAAAGTAGCAATACTTTCTACAACAGCTTGCCCACTACCAAAAGAACCACCAATAACATGCTTATGCCAGGCAACTACTTCTTCTTCACGGCGATACGTTAAACCTAAAAGCGTACCGTCAGCCCTAATACACCATACAACACTGTCGGGCTCTTGTTGGAAAGCCATTTGTACTAAGCCACCTTCTGTTACATGTTCTGCTAGAATAGTCATGTCAGGCGCTGAATAACCGCCGGTGTTTACATCACCAACAAATTTAAACTCTCGTATTTTTCTTTTGCCTCGCTGGGCAAATAAAGTAACGTCAGCAACCTGTACAGGTTCTATTTGCGCCGTTCCGTAATTAGAATATTTACGAATAAGTGTTGTTGTAGGTGTAACCGGTCCATCATTTGTTGATGTTAATACATATTCACCACCAGACGTTCCAACGGTTAAAACTCTTGTAGCTGATAAAAAACGTATAGCGTTAACTTGGTTAGAAGCAATAGTATAGATAAGAGCATCGTTATCACCAGTGCCTACTGTAAAATTATCGTAATCACCATTTTTGCTAAAGAATAATGTTTGTGGGTTATTGTTTGTGTTGCCAAAAACTAATCTTTGTTCAAAAAACGAAACAACACTTGGTCTATTGTTAGCGCCACTAAGACTTGGAGTTGGAGATCCTGTTATAGAAAATGTTGCAAATGTCCAGTTATTATGATCGCTTCTTGTTAATGTTCTTATGTCATGTGACGGATGAACTATAAACATAGTATCTGCTGATTGAGCAAATCTTAAATCAAACAAGTCAGCTTCTGGATAAGGCGTAGCAACTTCAAAAATTTCTGTTGCTGTACCACCTGATGTAAAAGTTGTAAAATTTGTTGTGTTTACAGCAACACCAAACAAATCTGTAAGAGTAAAAGTATTAGTTGTGACATTAGCAACTTTATAGTTTCGAGTGTTTAGTTCTGTCATGCCACCAACACTATCAATAAAAATTTCATCGCCATTGCTAAAACCATGACTATTACTTGTTAAAACACCTTGGTTAGCTTTAGTAATAGCTGTTATTGTCTTCGCTGAACTTGCCAACACTTGTAAATCATTGCGAAACACACGCATGATCTGATTGCCAAATTCAAGTATATAAGTATCTGATGTTTTGAATTGAAACGGTATTAATCTTGTTTTTACAGAACTACTTTTAATTTCACCAAGATATTCTGTGCCTGGTCTACGTGTAACACCGCCATGAGGCATAACAATCATATTGGTTAGGTCTGACAATCCTTCACGATACTTTTCAATATTTGTTCGCCCTTCTAATTTAGGACTGATTTCACCTGCTGTAAAAGAACTAAACGCCGGTGCAGAACGTGCCATTATAACCTGCTTTCAATAAAGTCACTAGCCTCTAGGCGTTGCGTTGCGCCCTCTGTTGCATCGTTAAATCGTGCTTCATTAATTTTAGCTTCATACAAAGATGTTTGTATTTGCACCATGCTTGTTGATCCAGTAATTGCGTAACAAATCTCAGCAGATAATCTAGCTGCTAGTGCTTCTATCAAACTTGCATCGTAAAGTTGTGTGTCAGTAACTCGTCCAATATATTTTATTTGTGCGCTACCTTCATCGGTTAGCAACTTACGGCCTTCTATAACAAATACCGGACCACCAGTATTACTTGTTATGTTATCTTGTGGGTACGAAAGAGATCCATTGCTAAATTCTAACACACGTAAACAAAAAGGATCTGTTGGAAGAGAATATTGAAATGCATAACCAAAAGCTGGCGTGGTTGTTTCTTGAGCTAAACTAGCTCTATTTGTTAAACAATTCCAGGGATGCGCTCTAAAAACTGTATCTCTAACAGATTCGTATCTTTGATTAACAACTCGCGCTGCTTTACTGTTTTCATCTAATGAAGAAATATTAGAAGCGCCTAAATTGTTAAGCGCAAAGTTTGCAATATCAACTGTACTTGCCATGTTTACCTATCCTGTAAAAGAAGGGGCGGCGAACCGCCCCAACTTAATTAGTCAACTACATACTTCATAGTAACTTCGATAGTGCCTGTACCGGCAGCACCACCCATAGTTGCAGTGATAGTGACACCATCCTCATTAGCATCTAACTCTGAGCCTGAGCCTAGAGCTAGTGTTGCAAGGATGTCTACCTTCTGAGCAGACGTTGATGCAGCAGCAGCTTTGTACGCAGCAGCAGCAGCAGAAACTGCTGTACCTGCTGAGTTTACATAAGCAGCGTGACCAACTGACAAGGTTGTTGATGAACCCATAGCATCATGTGCTAGTGACCCTTCAAGCAATCTTGCGCCATTAGGTAGAATAAACATTTCAATAACATCACCTGATGCTAATGAAGATGCTTCGAATGTGCCATGAGCCACACGGATTCTACCGCCAAGCTCATTTGCTTTGTTTTTCACGGACGGAATAGCCCGTGAGTTAGTGCGTTGTGCTGAAAAAACAGTTGCCATTAGTCAATCTCCTTATTCGTTACACGCAATTTCTACTACTTTAGCTTCTTCCATACGAGTTGCCCCGATGGTTTGGCAGTAATAGACTTGCGTTGAGTATGACTTGTCAGCACGTTCATCAATACGTGCGGCTGGCTCTTTGCCAACAGCAAGCTTCAGACCGTCTTGAGCAAACGCGATAACTTGGCGGCTTGTGCCGTCATCGGTCAAACGATTACTTACGATGAAGTTAAATCCAACAAACGAATTAATTTCACCTTGAGCCAAAGCCTTTACGGTGTTGAAATCCGCTGAAGTCACGGTTGTATTGTTCAACAAATCAGAAATCTGTTTTGGTGAAACAACGATGTGCCGTTGGATAGATGGATCAACACTTGCTGCATCTAGTAGCTCTTTAGCAGATACTAGTTTAGCAATAGTTAAGCCAGCAGAACCATGAGCAATTTTTTGTCCAGCAGGTAACGCTGTTGTTGTTGAACCGTCTTTACCTGTTTGCGATGAACCTA